GGCATTGATCCGCGATCATGGGTTATGTCAGGACTGCTTACTTGAGCAACGGATTACGCCGGCCGATGTCGTCGACCATATCAAGCCGTTGCGACTGTTCTGGCATTTGCGGTTAGTGCTGAGTAACCTGCGATCGCTATGCAACCAGCATCATGCGATCAAGACGGCAAATGATAAAAGAAAATATGGAGGAGATTAGAATATGTTGCCCAGACAAGATATCAATCGTTTTGACGAAAGACTCGGTTACATTATCAGGCGTGCTGCAGACGAGAGGAATATAAACCTGACACGTGACCAGGTGAAGACTGTAATCATGCTCGACGAAGAGTACAAGGAACAAAAGAGACAGGCAGAGCAAACGACGGCATGAAAATCGGTTTCGTGCTTTATCGCATTAAAGCAAAATGATATATTTAACACTTTAACGCGGTAAAGGGGAGGGGCAAAAATTTCGAAGCGCCTTCCGAGAGACCGCGCCCCCACTCGTTTGTGAGAAAAAGTCCCCAAAATGATTTCGAAAAGGAGGAGGCGGCGGCGTGAACCAGGTTATCGATTTTTCCAAAATGCAGATCGGTAAAAAAGGCGGCGGAAAGCATTGGACGAAAAAAGAAGTCGAGTCCAGGAAGAACGCCGCCGCCAAGGTAACACGCAAGAAAAAAGCCAACATGAAAATGCCGGAATGGCTCGATGACGAGGCCCGAGCAGTCTGGAAAAAGACCATCCGGGATATGAAAGAGTTTGATGTCCTGGATAAAGTCGACGAGGATGTTCTGGCGGCATATTGCGACGCCGTTGCTCGGCATAAAGAATTGTCTGAGATGATTCGGGCAAAAGGGTACACGGTTTATAATGCAGCCGGCTCTTTGGTCGAAGCGCCCTGGGTGAAAACGCAATTGAGCTATGCTCGGTTGATCGTCCAATACTCTGATAAACTCGGCCTCAACGCGAACGCTCGGGCACGACTGGCGCGGAAGATCGCCCAGGAGGAGGTCGACCCGAATGCAGACCTCTTTGACTAACTTGCCTAAGGACCTGAGCGAGCTACATCCGACGCATCGTTATGCGGTCGAGATCGTGTCTGGTCTTCGTCCGTCGAATCAGCTTGAATGGCTGGCATGCGAAAGGCATCTCAAGGACCTGCAGCGGCAAGGCACAGAGGAGTTTCCGTATGTCTTCGACGAGACCCGTGCCGATCGCATTTTCGATTGGTTTGAGCGATGCTGCCGGCATGTCCGGGGTCCGTTTTCAGGGCAACTGATTCAGCTGCTGCCGTTTCAAAAGTTTGATTTGGGATGCGTGTTCGGCTGGGTGCACAAGGACACGGGAAAGCGCCGTTTCAGCCGGGCTTATAACGAGCGGGCGCGGGGAAATGTCAAGTCGACGGAGATGTCAGGTGTCGCATTGTACGGCATGTGCGGTGACTGCATCTACCCGCCGTATGACCCGAGTCAGAAACGTTACGAGGACATGCCAGAGGTTGAATGCGCAGCGGTCGACAAGCAGCAGGCCAAGCGGGTCTGGGGCGACGCGCAAAAGATGGGCGAAGGCAGTCCGGATATCGCAAAGCGGCTTCGTATCAAACGGACATACATCGAGCACGCGACCCGCGGCGGTTGGCTCCGGCCGCTGTCGAAGGACACAAAGAATAAAGACTCCGGTGCTCCTTGCATCGTTATCATAGACGAATACCACGCGCATCCGACCAGCGAGATCGTCGACGTCCTTTACTCAGGCTTCGGCAAACGCCTGCAGTCGCTCATGATGATCATCACGACGGCCGGCAAAAACGCCGAGAACAACCCGTGTAAAAAAGAGCGCGACGCGTTGGAGAAAATGCTGCGCGGCGAAACGCCGATGATTGAAACGTACTTTGTCATGATCCGCACGCTCGATAAGGACGATGATCCTCATGACGAGAGCAAATGGGTCAAGGCAAACCCGATCCTGCAAGAAGACAACGAGTATGCACAGGAATTACGGAAGCAAATCAGGACCGAGCATGACGAAGCATTTAACAGTGGCGACCCTGCGAAGATTCGCGAATGGTTGACCAAGCGCGTCAACTTGTGGCAGGCCGACAGCGAGGAGAAATACATGTCCGGCATTATGGACAAGTGGAAGGCACTGGCTGTACCGCGTAAAGAATTCCTGGAGTTGATTCGTGGTCGCGAGGGTTGGGCTGGTGTTGACATGTCTAAACGGATTGACCTTACCGCTGATGCTCATGTGTTTTGGTTGGATGATGGTCGATTGGCTGTCACGGCTCACGGATTTATGCCGGAGGAAACAGCGACCAAACACGAACATACCGACCGAGTTCCGTACAAACATTGGGCAAAAGAAGGATGGTGTACGTTAACACCAGGCACGGTCACGGATTACAAATTTATCGCAAATCACCTTGATGAGTTTGAGTTTGATAACGGGGTAAGAATCTTAGAAGAATGTTATGACCCGTATAATGCCAGTCATTTTATGCAAGAGCGAGAAGCGGCAGGAAAGATAGTTGTAGAGATCAGGCAGGGCGTACAAACTCTGTCCGAGCCGACAAAATATTTCCGGGAACTTGTTTTACAGGGGCGGGTTGTCCATGACGGAAGCCCGCTTTTGACTTGGTGTTTATCCAATGCTGTTGAGATTGCGGACAGCAACGGCAATATCAAACTGAGCAAAAAGCACAAGGACGACAGCCAGCGCATCGACCTTGCTGCAGCGGTTATCAACGCGCTTGTTCGGGCGATGGTTAACGAAAATACAACAGACGTGTCCGAATTCGCGGACGAAGAATTTTTAACCAAGCTGTGGGGTTAAGGAGGGGGTGAAGATGTGATTAAACGAATGGCCCGGCGATGGCTTGGGATCGAGGAGAAGCGCGAAACGCTGGAACTCAACGTCGATGACCGACGGCTGCTTGAAGTCCTCGGCATCGACTCGGACACGATCAACGTCAAGGGCAAAAATGCGCTCAAGGTTGATACGGTTTACGCATGCGTGCGCATCCGATCCGAGTCGGTAGCCAAATTGCCGATCAAGGTCTACCAAGAAGACGAAACCGGCGTCCAAAAACAAACTAGACATCCCATCTACCAACTGCTCAAACTCCGACCCAATCCATACATGAGCGCCTATGATTTTTGGAAATGTATCGAGGCGCAAGGATGCACATACGGCAACGCTTATGCCAGTATCGAGTTTGACCGGGTGGGTCGAGTGGTCGGGCTGTGGCCGATGGACGCGAGCCGCGTCAAGATTGTGGTGGACAATGATACGGCGGCAAGCGGCGTTATAACAAGCCGATCCAGCGTCGCTTATGAGGTCAACCTGGGGTATGAGCAGCGTAAACTCATGCCCCATGAGGTGTTGCATTTTAAAAGCGGCGTTACGCTGGATGGCATTGTAGGATTGTCTCCGCTGGACTGTCTGCGCTCGACCATCGAAAACGGCGCGGCGGCAAACAAGTTTGTCAACGGCTTTTTTAAGAAGGGCTTGCAGATAAAGGGCATCGTGCATTACGTAGGGGATTTGGACGAAAAGGCTAAGCGCAACTTCCGTGAGAGATTCGAGAGCATGGCATCTGGCCTTAACAACGCCCATCGCGTAGCCCTTTTGCCGGTAGGCTACCAGTTCCAGCCGATTGCGCTTAATCTTCATGATGCGCAGTTTCTGGAAAACAACCAACTGACCATCCGGCAGATTGCAGCGGCCTACGGGATTAAGATGCACCAGCTTAACGATTTGACGCGAGCGACGCATACCAATGTCGCGGAGCAACAACGGGAGTTTTACGCCGACACGCTGCAACCTATCTTAACCATGTATGAGCAAGAGTTGACATACAAACTCCTGCTTGACGAGGAGATTAATGCTGGCGTGTTTTTCCGCTTTAACGCCGATGCAATCTTGCGGGCCGACCTCAAAAGCCGTTATGAGGCTTACCGGATCGGCGTGCAAGGCGGGTTTCTTACGCCCAATGAGGCTCGGGCGAAGGAGGAGCTTCCGCCAGCAGAGGGCGGCGATCAACTGCTTGTAAACGGCAGTTATGTGCCTATTACGCAAGCCGGAGCTGCATATTCCGGAAAAGGGGGTGATGGAGCTGGACAAGGAGAAGAAAATGCCGGAGAAGGAGATTCGGGCGATTCCGGTGCAACTTGAAGTCCGTGAATCAGGTGAAGGAGAAGAAGCGAAGCGCACCATCACCGGGAGCATCAAGTATGATACGGATTCCGAGGACATGCAGGACTGGTACGGTGACACGTTCGTCGAGCAAATTGCAGCAGGGGCGTTTTCAGACAGTTTGAAAACCCGGAACGTCGTCGGATTGTGGAGCCACGATACAAGCCAGGTGCTTGGAAATACAAAATCAGGCACGTTGCGATTGTATGACGGACAAAAGGAACTCCGCTTTGAATTGGACATCCCAAATACCACGGTCGGTAATGACGCTTGGGAGCTCATTAAGCGCGGCGACGTGGACGGGGTTTCGTTCGGATTCAAAGTTCGGACAAATGGGGCCAAGTGGTCACGATTTGAACGCGATGGCAAAAAAATCTATCGTCGTACTGTGTTGGATGCAGATTTGTTCGAAATCAGCCCGGTCGCGTTTCCGGCGTATCCGGCAAACGAAGTTTCGGCGCGTTCGCTGGAAGAATTCAAAGCTTCCGAGAAGCGAGCCGCCGATCAATATGAAAAAGAAAAAATGTTGCTCGAGCTCGACCTTTACGGTTGAGCTTTTTATTTTTCCAAAAATCCAATGAGGTGATGAAATGACCAAAGAACTCCGCGCACTGCTCCAAAAGCTGGAGAACGCGAAACAGGAAGTCCGGAGCCTGCTGGCCGAGGACAAAACGCAAGAAGCAAAGGATAAAATGGACGAGGTTCGGTCGCTGCAGGCGAAGGTTGACCTGCAACGGGAGTTGGAGGAAACCGAGGCCCGCGGGCTTGGTGGAACGGAACTGAACGACAACGGAAACGTCGAAGAACGCGACATGCAGGAACTGGAGGCCGAATACCGGAGCATCTTCCTCCGTGGTATCCGCCGGCGCCCGATCACGGCCGAGCAGCGTTCGATTATCGCTGAGTATGAGCGCCGCGCTGTCATGAACGAAGGCGGCACGAACCCTGCCATTCCAGATGGCGACGTGGGCATCGTGGTGCCGCAGGACATCCAGACGCAAATCAACACGCTGATGCGCGAATATGGAGATCTGGCGCAACATGTGACGGTTGAGAACGTCACCGCTCTGTCCGGTTCTCGCGTTCTGGAGTCCGACGCCGACATGACGCCGTTCGCGGACGTGGACGAATATGGCGTCATCCAAGATACCGACAACCCGAAATTCACGCCGATCTCGTACAAGGTCAAAAAACGTGCCGGCTATCTGCCGCTGACCAACGAACTGCTGCAAGATAACGATGCGAACTTGCTGAACTACGTCAATACGTGGATTGCCCGCAAGGCTGCATTTACGCGGAACACGCATATCATCAGCACGCTGAAAACCTTGACACCGAAGGCGCTTGCGGACGTGAAGGCGATAAATACGGTGCTGAATGTGGACCTGGACCCGGCAATCAGCTTGTCGTCCATCCTGCTCACCAACCAAGACGGGTTCAACTGGCTCGACAACCAAGTTGACGGTATGGGGCGCCCAATTCTGCAGGAAGACATCACGCAACCGGGCCGCAAGCTGTTTAAAGGCCGTCTTATCGTTGTTGCTCCGAACCGTCTGCTTACGAGCGACACGGCTAACAACAAAGCTCCGGTGTTTATCGGCAACCTGAAACAATTTATGGTTGTATTCAATCGCCGGTTTTTCGAGTTGGCTTCGACCCGCGAGGGTGGCGACGCATGGCGCCGGGATACGACGGAGCTCAGGACCATTATGCGCGATGATTACGTCAAATGGGATGCAGCGGCTGCCGTCTACGGACAACTGGACATTACGCCGACGCCATAATAATCACAAATTGAGGGGCCGGGAAACCGGCCTCTTTCCATTGGGGGTGAGAGGATGGCGAAAGTCATTCAAGCATTTCGCGAACGATACCACAACTTCAAGCTATACAATATCGGCGACGAGTACCCAGAAGATGATCAAGAACGTGTAAGATATTTGGAGCAACAAGGGTTTTTGACGACCGAGATTGTTTTAGACGAATTCGGAAGGCCGGAATATAAGCCGAAACGCCGCAAAAAGGGCGTGAGCGACGATGGCGATTCTGACGCTTGACGAAACGAAAACTTGGCTGCGGGTGGATGGATCGGATGAAGACGCAACGATTGAAATGCTGATCGGGGCGGCGGAAACATACTTGCATAACGCCACCGAAGTTGAGTTTGACGCCGAAAATTCCCTCGCTAAACTGTTTTGCCTCGTCTTGGTCGCCGACTGGTACGAAAATCGCGAACTGATCGGCTCTCAACCATCCGATAAGGTGCGGTTTACAATCCAATCCATGCTTGCACAACTGCAGCATGCCTACTCGCCGCCGGAAGAAGGAGTTTCGCCATGACCGCCCTTGTAAACCGGTTGGATAAACGCATTGCCATTCTTCGCCCGCCCGGTCCCGACGAAACGGATGAATATGGCCAGCCGCTGGACAATCCCGTTGAAGTTTGCACGGTTTGGGCTGCCATTGAGCCGCTGCGGGGACGCGAATACACGGCGGCGTTGGCCGAACATGCCGAAGTCACGACACGCATCCGCATCCGGTACCGGGAGGATATCGACCGTACCATGATCGTCCGGTACAAAGACCCGGGAGATCCCGAAT